TTGAATGATGCAGCCACGAATACATCATCCCACCAGTCAGATACAATATCATACAGCTCTTGTTGTTCTTCAGTCATTTAGAAACTCCCATTTACTATTGAAGAATACTCGTGTCCAAAATCGTACCCAACGATTGGGAATTAGATTTTTCTCTGTAAAGTGAATACAAAATTGCCCTCCACCAAAGAAATCACAGGTACAAATGTATTTTACGATTGGTTGAATACTTAAAGTACCCCAATCAAATACACCATCTTCCTTTGCTTGTTTCATAGCATTACGCAGACCTTCATCTACTTGCTCTGGTGTTTGTGGTGTTGGTTGGTAGTCAGTCATCGCAGTTCCTCTTCAATTCTTTCAATCTCAAAGATAGCATTTAGAAACTCCAAACCATACTTAGCAACCACAAATGCATCTTTATCCTCAAAGAACCTATCACCAATAGTTCTCATATCATAACCCTCTTTGTCTTTATCAAAGAAAGCAACGACACAACAAGTTTCACCGTGAGTTTGAGGATACCACTTGACGAGTTCATACTTTTGATTGCATTTACTCCAACGAAACTCTACATTACGAAATCTCATTTGCCTTCCAGTTCATCAAGTTTCTCATTCATAAAACCAGTCATATCAAGTGTGCGTGGATCTACACCTTCATCAAGGCAATCAAGGTGAAACTCCATAACAGCACCAAGGATTAAACAAGTGCGACGATGATCGTGCTCTGTGATGGTAGTATGTGGCATAGCAACATACTTAATGATGTGCTCATAGAGTTCGTCGTAAGTCATCATAGCACCTCCCAATCACATTCCCAGAAGTCGTTGATATTCACCCAGAAAAAGTATTTCTGGTTCTCTGATGCGAGAAACAGCATACCATCACCCTTGTCCTGTTCTACAATACAGATAGGATTGTTGTCCATCATATTCGCAAGTCGGTTCTTAGCCTTCTTGCTTTTGGGTCTGACAGTTACTCGTCGCATGTCTCATTCTCCAGTACAGTGCCCATAGGACCTTTCTTTAAAGCAGCAAACTCTTCCTCTGCTTTCTGCCACTCTTTGAACTTACCATGCAGGTCTTCATCCATGGTCAGTTCATACTCTTTACACACCTTACGCTGCTCATCTTCACGCACACAATCGTTGAACACCAACGACATAGCACTAGTGCGGATCGTTTCAGGTGACATGCCCACACACAGCAGGAACTTCTCAAACAGTTTGAAATACTGCTTACAGTTGAGATCAGCAGCAGGTGCAGTAATCAAATAATGCTCTTCTGGCACAAAATCACCATCATCCCAAGTAGAACCATAGCTGTGAGTGAATGTGGCATCAAACTTGAATTGTACTTCAGCGTTATAAGTCATGATCAATGCTCGGTATGTGATTATTATAGGGTATCAGTCGCTCGTATCGTCGTCCTCTGTGCCAGTTTCCAAACTGTCACGCACTCTATCCATGACTTCATCCATGGAGTATGTTTCCACCTTACCAAGTTCAATATCTTCTACCATTTGTAGCAGATATTCTAAGAACTCTTTATCATAAACATCATCTTCATTCAACGATGCCCAGAACCATTCTACACATTCTGTTTCGGGGTCATCTTCCTTGAGCAGAGCATAGCTATCATAGTTGGATGTCATCAGGTCAGCCCAGATGCGAAATGTCATTCGCATACTCTGCCATCCAGTCATCCAACAATGACCAATCCAATAATCAAACCAATTCAGTTTCGTTTTCGTCATTGTATTCACCCCAGTTCCATGTACGTTCTACAAATCCAATATCAAATCCAAATCTATACACCCAGAACATTACACTGAATAATGTGCCAGTTCCTGATTTGATTTGAATGTATGGCCAACTAGAGTAATCATTCCAACTGACTGATGCTTGAATGAGTGACCACTCTTTGAATGGACGTGGCACATGCTTTCCAGTATTGAACAACTGAATGTACCAGTCATGCCCATAATCATAACGATGTTTGACTATTACGAGTGAAGAGTTCATAATCCATCAACCTACCATATTTGAAATGTATTTTAGCACGGGGCCAGTCTTCCCACGCACCGCCCCATGTAGATGTATATATTTCAATATATTTGGTGATGGCATGTAATCTCACCGCACCACGCTTACCATTTGGTATCCATTCAAAGTTCAACCATTTGCGATCATCATTATACTCTGCATCTCCTGGTTCATAGATCTTTAGATCTTGAGTGTGGGAGTAATCAATTAGATACAAATAACCAGCAGGATCCAACCAGTATTGTGTCATGGTGCCACCAATACCATCCTCAATATCTTTAGTCTGACACTCCACATTTGTGAGTTGTGGTCCAAGATCATACGATGATCTAAAGTAATCGAACATTCCCATAGTTCAATCCCATGAAACATTTTCAAGCAGCACACCTGGCATTACATAGCTCCATCCAGTGCCACCAACTTTATACTCCCACTTGTATTCACGCTGATTGTAATTGTCCCATGTCATGTATCCTTTCTCTTTATCAAAGCGTCCCTTGATTGTCAGTTTCCATTTGTTGGAAAAGATATTGCGTGTGCGTAATCCACCACCAGTTTCACGAGTTTCAATCACCTTACATACATCTTCGTAAGTGTTATTGCCAGTCTCTAACTGGCAACGTGTTTCATACACAAATGGTTTGTAAATCTTAGGTGGTTTGACAACTGGTGCTGCTTGTGCAAGAATCAGTGTGCTAGCAAGTAGTGCGTTGATCATTCAAATTCTCCAGTATTATTTTTGGGAGTGTATTTGGTAGAACTATACGTATCATACCTGGGGAGGCAGGTCACACTAATGGCAGTGGATTTAGTTGCTTCTGCCATCTCACGATAACCAGTTCCAACATAAATTTGCCCACCACATACAGCTGCTGCCATGATGCCCCAGAACACATAATACCATTTGGACTTCACTTGCTGAATTCCTTGGCGGAACGGGCGCTCATAGATGGTTTGCCCCTTGTCGGGACTCTCAAACACAGTTTTCATCGTCTTCTACCTTACGGAGTACAATTTGGTCACCTTCAACAATCCATTCAAGCAAATCATCCTCTTTCCAACCAAGTGAATCGAGGAAGTCTGCTGGGATGGGCATGAACAAATCACCATTCTCATCTTCATCGAGTGTAACAGTATAGTCTGTATTCTGGATTGTATCGTTGGATGTACTTTCTAGCATGATCCTCACATTGGAAATAACATGTTTTGTTTTCGCTCTTGTCCTCTAGACGGTATGGGAATGTATCCACGTATGGAAACAATACCAGATCAGAAGAATAAACGAGGGAGTCGGTCGTCTTCTTCGTCTTTGCGGACTGGCGTGGGGTAACCTTGGATTGCTGCTTCGATTGCGTCTTCGACGGCGACTTGTTCGTTGTCAGGGTCGTTAGATTCTGCGATAACTTTTTCGCAGTGCGAGCGGATACACTCGATGAAGTCTTCTTCTGTCCAGTCGTTGAGGACTTTTTCTTGGGGGTCGTTTTGGTCCCAGTCGATCGTGAAGGTGCCATCAGTGTTTTCGATTACGGAGATTGTCATTTTCGATGTTGTCGAGGTGGTTGAACACAGGTGAGTATAGCGCAAACAGTGCCCAACTCACAGCTGCTGAAATAATTAGAAACTCAAGCATCTACAGTTTTTGCTTCTTCCAATGCTTCTTTGATTGCTGCTTTTAGATCACGATGAGGAACGAACACTTCATCAATCTCATCCTTGTATTCTGGTTTTTCATGCTTGAACATCGTGGATGTTTGAAAGACAAGAGAACGTGTAATATCATTCATGACTTCAAAGCACGATCCAGGCAGGTTAGAATAGTTACCAGTACCTTTACCATACAGTTCGTCTTTTACCTTGTCCAACATGTATTTGTATGTTGCAAGGTTCTCATCAAAGATGTCGTAAAACAACGTTTCATCTTCAGATGATTTGAATTTAGGAAAGTCCATTGTCGTCAGGGTTCTTGGGATTTTCGAATGTGCCGTAGTTGTAAGTGTAATACAGGAAGTTGTTGATGCTACGCTCGATGCCTAGACTTTCCTTCACTGCTAACCAACTCTCATACTCTAGTTGGAGATCTGGTCCCAGTTCAATCGTTACTTCCATGTATCTTAATAATCATGTTGTGTTCTTGTATCTTTGATAGATAATGACTAGCTAAATCAGAATCATTGTTGTTGTATGCTGTCATGTAATCTAAAATCAAAGATCGCAACTTAGGATCTAATGGATTGATAGAGTTGTCCGAGTTCATCAGCGTCAAAGAATAACGTAACTTCGTTATCTAGTTGCTCAGGATCCAACCACTCAAAGAACTCGTCAGCAAATGCCAACGCATTCTCTACTTGCTCTTCAGCAATCAGTTGTTTGAAGCGGTCACATGCCCAGTCGTAAATGTCATCACGATACTGAGAGATCCGCAGGCAGTCTTCGTTGTTCATTTCTTGAAAAGAGTAAGTTTGTTCTGGAGGTGGTCGTAAGACTTGAATTCTACATCATGAGGCAGCGATCTGGCAAGCGCAGCAGCGAACTCATTAGGAAATCTACTGAATAGGCGCCAGTATTTGGTGTTCTCCTCATCAGTCAGATCTTGACGGGGAACCACACTGATACTATACTCACCCATCGTATAACGATTGGGGAATGGTTCTACTAGCGTCTGGATGTATTCAACCAGTGGATTGTATTTCATTTGATAAAGACCTCCAGGTGCTCTTCAGATAGTTTAGCAATCTCTTGCAGATGATAAGCAAGATGCGCTACATATTCACGCTCTTCCTCATCAAGATTGTCCCACGCAATATCATATGCGCCATCCCAATCAACGTTGCCATCTTCAAGCACAGGAGCGCCATAAATGGCATCTTCGGGATGATCAATAGCGTAGGCGTTGCCGTTAGTAACGATGTAATGCATGGTAGAAACGAACTCTGTAAGTAATTTAGCAGGAGAGGCGCGGAATGTCAAGATTAGCGAGCGTAAAGATAACCGCCCGCCCAATCAGCATTCTCAAACAACCACTCACGATCAGCAATCAGGCGCAGATCGTAGCGCACACCTTTAGCAGGTGCCTTCCAGGAAGCGGATTTATACACTTCACCAGTCTTCTTATCCACAAAGCAATGAACAGAGCGGGAGCTACCACCATCAATCAGAACGATCTTGTGGTACTTCTTGCCAGTCTCGATAGCATAACTGATGGGAGAAATGCCCTGCTTCAGTTTCTCGATACAGGCAGTGTGATACCCAACATTCTCACCACGCTCAAGATAACGCTGGTGACCACGGATAGCAGAATCGTGGTAGTTTTGAACCAGAGCATCACAGAGCATGTAGCAGTTCTTCAGAACATTGATCTGAACGGTGTTGCGGGCAGTCTGCTCGGAAACGAACTGGGCAAAGGTGGTGGTCATGTGTCTTTCGCTGATGTAATCAGTATAGGGCAGATCAGAGCAGTTCCAATGCTTCAGGTGACAGTTCCTCAACTGGCACAGGGGAAAATTTAGTGGATCTCTTGATAGTCATAATAGTCGTCACCAAAAATACCCTTCAATGTGTAGTTGAAAACAACATTTAATCTAGGATCATCACTGTCACAAACTGGTGTGCCATGTTGTATAAAGGCAGGAAAAATTACAATCCATCCTGGTTGCACACCAATATCCATTTCATTAGCAGTCCATCCTGTAGTTCTACGAAGTCTCGGTCTGATTGCAGGTAAAATCCATGTGTAATGTGATGACCACTGAAATAATGTAAGACCACCAGCTTTATCAGGAACCTGTGTGTATAATATTCCAGACCATAAACAATTTTCATGGCAGTGTGGGCGTGAATAATCACCACGTTCATGATACATTGACCAAGATCTGTTGCAATGCAGTTTTATGCCACGAGGATCAATTCCAAGATCGTCGAAAACAAATTTCTGCATCTCATTCTGAATAGCAGATGCTACATCAGAGAATTCTGGTAACTTGAGAATATCTTTATTAACAGATGTTGTGCCCCTGGGCACATAGTTTGGATCTGGATTTTGTACTTTCTCCCACTCAAGTTTTAACAATCGTTGATTTATACTATCAATATCTAAGTTATTCTCGGCAGCAGCGTATGGATTTATATAAAGGGGAGATGCAAATAAAGGATGCGTAGGCATATCAAAGCAGTTCTAAAACCTCGTGCGACAACACTTCAACTGGCACATCACTGTCCCAGTTATGATCAGAAAGGTCTAGATCATATGCATCCAGCTGATCCAGAATAGAACGGTCAAGCAAAACTTCTTCCATAATGTTAGTCGTTAGGGTTAGTAAGAAAAATGTACAGCCAAATCTCAAGTGCTACTAGCACTATCAGCTCCACTATCACTGGTGGTAGGTTCATTGCGTTTCACATAGCGAATGTTATAAGGAGAGTTGAAGAAACGGCGGAAAGCAGTAACAATAATGATGAATGCCGAAACAACACCAACCAAACCAAGGAAGGTAACAGCATCGCCAGTGAAAGTGTAAGTGTCAGGGTTCATTTGTGATAAGGGGAAAAATGACAATTGGGGTGACCTTTAGGCAGTTGAGCACACGCTCTATCGTATGCTTCAAACATCTTCTGATCTCGTTTAATCAGCATACCATTCCACATCAGAATGGCAATGACTAGAAAAAACCATTGGTAAGTTTTCATCACATGTTCCAGTATTCAAGGTATTCTTCCTCGGACATGGCGAAGACTTTAGCCATCTCCTCACGATCTTCGTCAGAGATGTCGAAGATCTCGCCAGGCATGTCTTGGATTTCGTCCCACATGGGGTGGTGCTCCGTTGATTACCTTGTAATTATAGGGTCAATCCAGCTCGGACAGGGCGCTCTGGAGACAGTTCCACAACTGGCACTGTACAGCGATGTCGTCAACTCCATGGTGCTTTGCTGTCTTGAGACTGTCACGGGGATTGTGTCCCCACATCAGGTCAATCAGAAACTTGATCTGCTGGGTGTCCAGGGTCACGTTGGTGACCACAGAGGGGCAAGGATAGGTCATAGGGGTCAGAGGGGGGTTACAGGCGCTCCTGGGTGCCTCAGACGAACGAGAGGACGCTGGGGCGCATCGGTTTTAGGATCTGCATGGCACTATAGGGTGTAGTATTTTGAATGTCAACCTCTTTGCCAACAGTTTTAGAATTGACTGGAGCGTAATATTTTTTCAGCTTTACATTATAGAATCCCCATATAGATTTGGGAACTTCGTCCGTGTAGCTAAACTCGCCATGATTGCAGATCCATATAGAAACTACATTACGACGATGTTCAGCAATCTCATAAGAATATCCACGCGGAGGTGTATGCGGAAATTCAAACATCAGCAGCACACCATCATTTTGATACGGGGGGAAGTGTGAAACTTGGTCACTTTGTAACCATACTGATTGATACGCTCATCTGCTTGATTCTGCATCTCACGCTTGTTGATCAAACGCTCGCTCATCTCCGCACCATCAAACGAGGTGACTTGGACAAACTTATCGGTCAGACCAGCAGCAGGGTAAAAATCAACCTGCATGGCGCCTTGGACGAGTTGCATGGGGTGTCTCTCGATTACCTTGTAATCATACTGCCTCAAGATGCTGGGTCACGGTAGGGTGTGCCAGCTCTTGAACTGGCACAGATTCTTGAATGCGCTCAGCAGCAATAGAATAGTATCCAGCGTCGAATTCCATACCAATAAATCTACGATTCAATGATACTGCAGCAACACCAGCAGAACCAGATCCCATACAATTATCAAGAACAGTATCACCTTCATTGGAATAAGTTTTAATTAACCATTCCATCAAAGGAACTGGTTTCTGAGTCGGATGAACCTGCTGCTGTGCGCTGAAATCACGAGAAATATTCAAAATAGATTTTGGGTAGCGAGTTCCTTCATTACTGAATGACTTGCGTGGTTTCATACCATATCCATGATCATTCTTGCGACCAACATATCCTTCTGGATTCTTACTGGTACGCGAATATGGTTCTCCCTTTTCCATCTGCGGATTGTATGTGCCACCAGCATTCTTTGCAAACAAAAGAATGTTCTCATGTGTCTTCATAGGTCTATACTTAGCTAGACCAGGAGATCCACATTTATTTTTGTTCCACACCAACTCATACTTAAACCATTCGATCTTAGAGCAAATGAGTTGTGCAGAAAATGGTTGGGAACCAAACAGACATATCATGCCTTTAGGTTTAATAATACGACCATACTGCTCCCACATCTTGTTAAAATCCAACACAGAATCCCATTTGATGCTGGTGGTGCCGTATGGTGGATCACAGCAAATAAAATCGATGGATTCGTCTGGAATCTCTTTCATGAGTTCCAGACAGTCACCGAGTTGTAAATCAAAAGTCATACAAACAAGTAGATAGCAATAGGATTGGTTTGTTTAGCGCGAATCTCTAATTCAACATCGTCAATTTTATTATTGTAGTATTCTACAGCATTTTCTGCATTTTTGAAGCGGACAAACTTACCATCTTCATTAACAATCAAAATAGAATCTGATTTACTAAACGTTAAATTGAAAGCACGACACAAACAAAGTTTTTTCAGTTCTACATCCGTAACAGATTTAAAAGTTTCTCCAGTGATAGCTTGCCAAAAACGAGCATTGAGAATGTTAATAACATCTGTAGTATATGTTTTGATATTTTTCTTGCGAAAAGGCACAAAATCTTTGTCAATAAGAGAGATCTCACCATTCTTTTTCAAAATGGAAAGAAAAGAACTAAAAACTTCTTTACCTTGTGTATCAGAAACATTGATTTTACCACCGTTCCACTTTACTTCTTCATTAATAAGAGTTTTAACATACTCAAGATCACCCTTACCACTCTTGCTAATTTTCGCCTGAAAATTACTAGCAAAAGAAATCATAAATTCACCACGTCCGATCGATGCCATACCTCCATTACCGCCAGCAGTAATATCAACAAAACGCATCACACACTCACGAAACTCTTTGTTAATATGATCAAACACATTACCACTGACTTCTTTACTGAAATTATATGCATCAAATACATTATTAGACTGAATATTATCCAAAAGATTTACAAGATCAACGCCAGTCCGAAGGCACGACATATAAACTTGGTCAGCAGCAGTTTCAAGATGCCGTTGATTACTATAGGTTGTGCTCAAAATAAACTCAAGGCGTTGAAGAGAATTCATGATGTCTGTGTTGATACTGATATTATGCCATGAAAAAAGGGGTCTGGTCAAGACCCCTGTGCCAGTCATTCAACTGTCCCCGAAGACGGGGTGAATTTCAGTTTTTACATGCTCTGTCATGTTAAGATGCTGCTCCCACAAGATCGCATCCTCTAGATTGTAGAAAATAGCTTGTTGTTTCGCTTTGCTTTTCTTCTTTTGTTTGATCCACACTACAGCGTACTTCATTCCAATACTCACGATAAACTAAAAGGGATGCCTGATATCTACCATTATGCTTGGTTTTATCAGGAATGTCAAGGAAACAAATAGTGATGTAATGTTCATCAATAAAATCTACCCAACCGTGTGTCCCACGGTATTCGACTTGCATTCCATGTTCAAATTTCATGCGTCTGGAGTATCAATAATTTGAATATCTCCTTCTCTAGGAGCACGCAGCATGTTGTGTAGATTTGACATTTCTGCTACTTGCCTTTGAAGGGCATCAATTTTTGCAGAAAGTAATTGAAAATTATAGTCATTGTTGTTTTGCATCTCCAGCAAATTCTCAACAACTTGTTTAAAATCTTCTTCAGTCATAATGGCTCAGTTGTCGTGTCAGTTCTACATCAATACCGATTAGTTTAGAATACAGAAACTTCTCGTATTCGTTGCCTTTCAGCAGTTCAACGAGGTTATTTATCTGCTGCCTGGCAAGGATCAGTTTAATTTTATCATCCATCAGTAGGAAGGTTCGCCAGGGATGTCATCTTGTTCTTTTTCGTCTCTGGGTTTGCCATGAACCAGCAGCAGGGCACCCTCAGCTTTCTCAGCGAAGGTTTTGTGGTAAGTGTTCATTTCCACGATGATGTCACGCAGATCGTTGTAGAATTCGAGGATAGATGTGTTAGCATCATCCAGATAGTCATGCACAGCATCACTCAAGCGATCTTTACGCTGCTCACGATAACGTGCTTCCCAATCCTCATCAATGTTGGGGCGTCCTTCAACAGTAGTCATAGTGAATTCGTAGGGGTTTCTGAGTTTCATTTTAGCACAATCATTCAGTGGGGGCAACACCTTTGACAAAGATAGCATCCACAACACGTTGCAGTCGCTTCTCGGTCTGCTGACCATAGTTGCTAAACACAGGCACGGTAACGAAACCAGTACGCTTGCGATAGAATTCCAACTGACCAGCAGGGATCTTACCAGATTGTATATCAGCAGCATCCTGTTTGTCAAGTCGGATCACTCGCCCGATCGTCTGTGCCATCTCGATAACAGGAAGGTTACGAAGAAGAATGCAGTGAGTAAGACCAGGAACATTGATACCTTCGCTCAAGATGCTATAGTGGAACATGATGAACTTACGGCTAGGATCTTTACCCCAAGCGTCAAGAGTGTCAAAGAATTCCTGACGACCAACCTTTTGCTTGTTGATGTAAGCACCGTGCTTGCTGGTAATGTGAAGCACATCGTAACCACGTTGAGCAAACTCTACCATCACGTTGGTGCTAGAGAGCAAACGCCACAGCACACGAGTGTTAGGAGCAGCAACCAGGATTTTCTGGGCACTATCCTCATCAAGTTGCGATACGATGTCAATCAACACCTCACGGTCATTCTCTGCAGCAAGCAGAGACTTGTTACGCTCGATATCAACAACGTGGGACTTGATGGTAGGAGGAATGATACTACCATTAGCTACCAGTTCGGGAGCAGGAACGTTGATCAGTTCCTTACCATACACAGTGGTGTTGTTCATACTGATCTGACCACCACGATACTTAGGAGTGGCAGTAAAATAGTATGCGTTCTTAGCAGTCAGACTAGCAGCAGCAACTTCTTTGTAGAAGTCACGACGAACAGAGTTGTGTGCCTCATCAAAATAGATGAGATCAACATCAATACCTGCCTCGTTGATACGACGCAGAGAGTTGTAAGTGGTAAAGATAATCTGGTGAGTATTAGCAGCAAGACAAATGCCAGTATGAACAGCAATCTGTGCAGGTTTGGTGGTGCTGTAACAATCAACTTCACCACTATGAACGTGCATCACAGCAGCATCAATCTTGCCGTTCAGTTCAGACCAGAACTCTTCATACAGTTGAACTGCCAGCAGGATGCGAGGAGCACACACTACGATGGTTTGGGGGGTCTGTGCTGCCTGCAGACGGCGCAGACAGTCAAGGATCATCACAAGGGTCTTGCCGCCGCCCGTGGGGCAGGTCAGGCGACCCAGAGAGGCGGTCAGCAGAGCGTCAAGCATACGCTGCTGGTGAGGGCGAAGGGTCAGGGTCATGCGGTTCGCTGTTGATGAAATAAGTATAGGGCATGAAAAAGGGGTCCGAAGACCCCATGTGACAGTTCTTCAATCGTCCATACAATCAACCGATCCGATGTCGCATACAGGTACTTCGTGCTCACCAGCAATCAAATACCAGTGCATCATTTGACCGTGATATTCTGGATGCCCTTTAAAGTTTTCTGGATACACACGCTCACCAATATACTTCAGTTCGGTCTCTGCGACATTATGCTCACGCAACATCGCTTGAAGTTGGAGATGAATCAATTCAGGTTGTGTGGGGACTTTCATTCAATTCTAGATTGCTTCCAGCAGTCTAAGTCAATTTTCCAGTTCTGTCAATAAATCACCAAACTGCTTCAAATACTCATCCATAACTTCTTTTGCTGCATCGCCAATTGTAATAACACTGGAATATGGAATTGCAAACTCCTGAGTAGATGATGCTGACATCCATGCAATATAATTGATATCAAATTTTAATGGTTCATCTGGTTGTGAAACCTGACGCATTACTAATGTGTAAGGAAATGATAATTTAAAACCGATGTTTCTTCCACTATCATCAGTCATATCAATAATATCACCGATCACTTGCTCACCAGTGACCATTTTAACAACTTTAACTGCCATAATTATTTTTGTGGTGGTTTTACTAATCCTTCTGTGAGAAATTTCTTCGCTACTTCAACTAATCCGCCGATTTTTTCTCCATCAATTATAACATATGGAAGCATACCAACATCAGAATATTCTTTCTGGAAATCTTCCAATGAAATATCTGTACCTATTTCTATCTTGTTATATGATTGTTTTGCTCTATCCATCAATTCTTTTAGATGCGAGCAAGCACTGCAATTAGGCAATGTATAAACTGTAATATCCATGATTAATTTTCAAAAACAATATATCCGCTTTGATCTATAACAAAGCACTTGAAATAATATTCATCACTATCAACATATTTTCTTTCTGGAAACCATGCAGATGCATTCATTTTAGCAGAGTCTTCTGATTTAAACTCGATGATGTTATTATGTTTTGTTTTCAAAATCAACAACATATCTTCTGGCAGGATTTCCTCATAAAATTTATATACTTTATCAATTAAATCTTGATCCTGACAATGATCTAATGAATCATTTGTAAAATACAGAAGGGCGCAGTTATTTCTTTCTGCATAATCATACATGATATCAAATACATTTTTTGCGTCAAATACTTCAATCATTGTTTGTCTCCTCAGTTTCTTCCGTTGGTGTATTATCTAATGCTGTCAAAAGATAATCAACTACCTGAGTACTATCTAGTTCTTGATTTTCTCTCAATTGTTGTACCATCTCCGCATTCTGTTGAGGAGCTTGATATACAGGGAGAGAAGACATCGCATCACGATAATTCTTGTAGTTCAGTGGATTCATCATTTGCTGTCTCATGATGAGACTTTGAATGATTCTTTCTTTGAAGGTAGATAAGAAATATGCAGATAGTTTCAAATACTGATCTTCCGACTCTAGATATCCTTCGGATTCTTTTTCTGGTTTATAATATTTTTTCCAATCTTCTGGAGAGATAGGAAACTTTACATCGTGAGCTTCGGTATAAGAAGAATTTTG